GTCCTGAAGCGATTGGATCTCGTCGATCCTTTCCGGCGTGAATCCAGCCGCAGTCAGTTGATCCCGTTGCCGCTGTCGGAGGATCTCGCTGTAGTCCTCCTCGCTCATCGAGAGCAGATTGATCTGATTGGTGAGATCAGATACGGTCGCCATGTAGCTGCGGTCGATGGCTTGCCGTTCTGCCTTTGCTCGAACATCCTCTTCGATGGCCTGGCGTTGACCAGTCAACGTCTCGAACTCCTGCGCCTGCTCGAATCGCTTGCGAGCAGCTTCGACGGTCGCTTCTTCCAACTGAAGCACCTTCGCCATCTCGGTGATCTGGACGCGAAGCCTATCGGCAGCCTCCGTATCGCCTCTGGCGCGCACAACGGATTCATAGCCGCGCAAATCTGCAAGCTTCTTGAAGGTTGAGAATCGCTGGTCTTCAGCCTTGGCAAGATCCTGGCTGGCCTTGCCGACCACATTCTGGGCGGATGCCAGTTCCGCAAATTGAGCCTGTGCTCGACGCACCTCATCGGCCGGGAGATCGCTTCCGGCCACGATGGCCTCGAGCTGGACAACCTTGCTCATCTCGGCTGTCCGCTTTTCCTGTTCCGCTGCGGCGGCCGACATGGCCTTCAGTGCTGTTTGCGCCTCTTCGGCGGACTTCTTGATCCGTTCGATCTGCGCTGCGTAAGCAGCCGCCTGTTCCACGGCATCCTGCTTGAAAATCTGATAGACCGCGTACGCCACGCCGCCGGCCAACGTCAGAGCGATTCCCAGCGGTGTCAGCAGAGCCGCGGCCATAGCCTTGCCAACGGAGAGCAGCGCAACGCCCATTGCCTTGAAGCCGGAAACGATTGCCGGGATGCTCTTGGTGCCGAGTTGCAGGAAAGAGGTGACTGGCGACAGTACCTCCGGCGATACCCCGATCTTTCCCAAGGCTTGCTGCAAGGCTATAACGCCCTTCGTAGCCTTGCGGAAGTTCGCGTCCGCGCCAGCCGAGAACAGATCAAGGGACTTCGTGGCTCCTTCGAGCTCCGTCCTGTCCACCTTGAAGTTGACCATGAGATCGCCGACAACAGCCATCAGGAGCCTCCTGCGAACTTGAGCACCGCCATCATATCAGTTGGCGTTTGCTCCTTGGGTTGATTCAGGAATGGCATGAAATCCGTCACCTTGGCCGGCGGATCCGACGATCGGCGATGCGCGTTGGCATACATACTGGCGAGCATGGCAAAGCCGAAGTCGGTACGCATTCCACCGATCGGCTCGAGGCTGTCGTATGCCAGCCATTCCGACAACTCCGCGGCCGTAAGCCGTTGCTCAAGTTCGCCGACCGTACAGCCGAGTGCGAGCGCCAGGCGGAACATGAAACGCCGCCCCGCCCGCTCGGTCAGTTTCCCGCGAGTGCCTCAACGTCTTTGGCACCCATCCCCGACAACTTCTGGGCAGCGTCGAACAGTGGATCGACGATGCGGGCCGGCAGACCAGCCACGGTCTCGACCTCGGAGTCGGTGAACAGCCGCGTACCGTCCTTGTCGCACAGCGCACGAACCAGCAGGCGCGCACGCAGGTTGACGAAGTTCATCTCCTTGTTCGGACCCTTGCCGACGAAGCACGCCGCCTCAAAGGCATCACGTTCGCCGGCGGTCAGACCTCGAAGGTAGAACGGTTCAGCAATGCCGGCAACGACAATCTGCTCGACTGGCAACGTTGCCACGAGCTTCAGGATGGATTCGCGATTCATGTGATGGTCAGTTCGTCCAGGTCAGACTGCCAGTGATGCGCAGGGTGACGCTGGCCTGAACAATACCGTCGACCGCTGCGCTGACGTTCAAGGACGTTACATAGGCGGAGAAGGTCACATAGGTGGCCGCGCTTCCGGTCGTGTCGCCTCCGAAGAGCAGTCGCCACGAAGCAGAATCTACGAGGTCGCCACCACTCTTGTACAAGACCGGTCGCAGATAGTACTGCGCATCGGTTGTGGAGCCGCCAACCGACTCAAACATATAGATCGACAACGAGATGGTGCCGTTTTCGCGTATGCCGACCGCCGCGGTCTTCGATGTTGTGCCGAGGGAACTGGTGTCAAGTTCGGCGACGCTTATGCCGTTCACCGAAATCGACGTGACATCTCCGAGCGATGCGTAGCTAGTATTCGGCAGTTGGACCTGAAGGGTTGTCTTCTGTGCTGCGTATGCCATGTATCAGCCCGTCCAGGTGATTGCGCCAGCGATACGGATCGTGATCGACGCCTGAATGACTGCATCGATGCCTGCACTCACATTCAGCGATGTCACATAACCAGTGAACGCTGCCGTGCTGCCAACTCCAGCGGCTCCGAAGCGGAGGGTGAACTTTCGACCATCCGCAGCTGTAGCACCAGCCGCGAAGTTCTTGGGCTCTAGGTAGGTCAGAAGACCACTGCTGCTATCCATGAGGTACATCGAAGCGTTGATCGTCCCATTGTCGACCACGCCAACCTTTGCGGTGCGGCTTGTGTCACCGATGCCCGTTGTGTCAATTTCTGCAACGCTAATGCCATTCATCGAGACATTGATCACCTCGGCGACATCGGTGTCGACAGTGCCACCGGAACCAGCGGTGCTAGCAACTCGAAGAAGGCTACCAGTTCCAACGTATGCCATATCAGTTGCTCCAGGTGATTGCGCCAGTGATACGGATGTTCACGCTGCTGGTCACGGCTGCATCGTTCTGCGCCGAGATCGACACACTCGTGATGAATCCGCTGAAACTGGCAGTGATGTAGGTGCCGCTCGAATTGCCCCAAGTGATCACGAATGCATCAGCCGTGCCTTGTGCTGTGGTTGGAACGAGCGCATCGATGCCGCTCGAGTAATTGGATGGCGTGAACACCTCGAGCGAGATCGTGCCGGCCGCTTCGCTGCCAGTCTTGAATGACTTGACGGAGTCCGTCAGAGTGGTTACATCGATTTCAGCCAGGCTGCTGCCGCCGAGCGAGATGCTGGTCACCTCGCCAATGGCGGTCCCGCCCTTCGTGATCGTCGTGCCGTAGCTTGAGAATGCCATGCCGTGTCCTCGTTAGTTGGAGTGAATGCAAGTTACCTCAACCGACGCGATGAACAAACCGTAGGTAGCACCGTCGGGTGGAGGTTCGTAGGTTGTCTGAATGCTGCTGACCTTGGTGCTTTGGACATTGATCTTGACCGTAGCGCCGCTCGTGAACACCTGCGACCAGTCTTGGAAGGCATCCTGAACGACGCGCGCGAGCTGAATCGCGTCCTTCTTCGTGTCCCCCAGACAATCGATTGAAACCACGGATCGGATCAGGCTGGGGATGCCCGAAAGCACCTGATAGGGATTGCTGGTCATCAACTCGTAGACCAGGCAGGGACGTTGCTGGCCGTCAAATCGAACTTCCGGGAACACCCGCGGACTGGCGGCTCCGCCGATCAGGTCGTAGATCGGCTTGGTAGTCGTTGCCTTGGTAAAGATGGCCGTCTCGATCGACCAGGTGTCTTGCGGCATTACGCTGCCTTCCTTCCGTCGAGTTTAAGGAGCGCATTGAAGTAGAGGCGATAGGCACGCAGGAAGGCGGCATCCTGCATCGCCTTGAACACTCGCTTCGCCAAGAAGCGGCCTCGCACCTTCTTGCCCGGCGGAGCCTTCTCTCGCCAGTAGTTGGTCAGCCTATGACCCCGCTCGATCAATCGACCGTAGAAGCTCCCGCTCTTGCCCGTGGCTAGGATGCGAGCCCCTTCGTACCGCGCTGACTGGAGACTGCCGAGCGGGACGATGCGCAGTGATCGTGCCCAAGAACGGCGAGCGTGACCAGGCGATGCCCGCAAGCCGGCGAGCGGCCAATTGCGGTGGCCCCGCTTCTTCTTGCGCGAGTACGGAAGGTCGCTCTTGTATTTCGCCGACATGATCTCGCTCGAGATGGCAACCCGGATCGGCTCAAGAACCTCTGCCCCGATCTGGGCAGCCAAATCCCTACCGATCTCCTTCGACAACTTCACATACTGCGCGCGAAGTTCAGCCATCCCAAATACCGCGATCGATCGCTTATCGCCCGGCTTTGCGCGGGGCTGCCTCATGTGATCAACTCCCGCACGGTCAGGTTGATCATCTGTGTCCGCTCATCTGGATCCGAGATGCCATCGATCTCGAATGTTCTCGCCCCGTAGATCAGTCTGGCGGTCACCGGGACGTTCGCCGCCTCCTGCGCTCGAAGGATGATCCGATAGCGTCGCACATGGGTGACGCCATCCTTCTCCATCGTCTCGCTGGCTCCGGCTGCCTCGAGCGAGCCCCATACGATCAGGCCAGCCGTCACGAATGTCAACACCCTAGCCCCAAACTCATCGACGCTCGTGGTGCGAGTCCAGACCTCGAACGGCTGACGCAGTTGAGCAGCTTTGATGCGAGCCATCACCACGCCCTCGGGACGCTGTAGATACGGCAGAGAATCTCCACGCCGTGCGGTGCCTCCTGATAGCCCTGATCCGCCGCGGCCTCGCGAGCCTGGTCGTACCAGTAGGCCACGGTCATCAGAATCGCCTGCTTGATCGGCTGCGGAACGCTCGCACCCGTTGCGCCGAAGCCGGCCGTGTACGAGACGGTCACGCTCGTGATGCTCTTCTCGTACCGCGTGTTCGGCCACGAGGTTGCGTTGGTCGGGTTCAGCACGATGGAACTCGGCAGACGGTCGCCCTCGAGGCTGTAATTGGAGGCCGAGAGCGTCTGGGTCGAGCCAGCCTGATCGACGTAGGTGATCGACGAAACCGCGCTTGCCTTGCCGGATGGCAGCACGATCTCATTGAAGGCCGGGAACCTGTCCAGCTTCAGGGTGAATGTCCGGTTGATGAGCGGTCGATTGCACAACTGCTCGATATAGAGACGAGCCGCCGTGATCAGTGACGAGATCAGGGTGTCCTCGCTCGAGTGGGTCACCCTCATGTGTGCCTTGGCCTCGGCTGTCGTGATCGGCTCCGAAGCCGGGCTAGTGGCTTCGACATTCGACAGATAGGTGGCACCATCAATCGTCAGCACGGTCTGCTCCCTTCACAGCCTTGCGCAAGCGGAGTGGTCGCTCCGGGGTTTCGATCTTCATGTCGCGCTTCGCGAGGCCGGCTGCAATGTACTTGATCGCATCGGCATGAGGCACCTGAACGCGCATACCTTCCCCGTAGGCTCGGTCGGCGACCGCGAATGGCTTCAGGATGATGATGTCGATTGCTTGGTCCATAGCGTTCGTTTAAAGCCACTAGCAGGCCATTACAGGCCATCCAAGTTTGACTGCTCCTCGGTAATGATAGAGGGGCGGGCCGTAGCCCGCCCCTCGTGTCTAGCCGTTACCTTTCAATCAGGTACCGTCATCCTTCAGAGCGCGGAAGGCATCGGCGCGAACGACCTTCGCGTCGAGGCGCATCTCGCCGAGGTAGCCGATCTGGCCG